GCGAGAAATGCATTATAATGGTTTTATGGCTTTTTACCGACAATTTTTTGTTGGTAAAAGTTCTATAGCTTTACGACCTTTAAGTTCTCATAAAAATCCAATAGTTGAAACGGCTATAAGTCCTTCGACGTTTATTAAGAAAATAGTGGAACAGTTGAGTCAAGAGTATATTCATCGTGCAAGTGGTGTTTTTTCTTATAGAAAAGGCACGCTTGCTCATCGGTGTGTGCTTTTGTTAGACTGGTCTCAGATAATATATAACCACTTTTCTTATGCTATGGACTTTAAGGGTGATTTTGTTGGTCCTACATTTCCTCGTGTAGTGTTTTCTACTAACAATATGACTGCCTCTAAACAGATAGGTATGATGCGAGATTTTGGAAAGGATACTGCTCGTAGAGGACATAGTTTTATGTTACTCCGTAGGTATCTTCCTGGTGCATTGCGTGTTTTACATAATGCTCTTAAAACTGAAGAATATGTTGGAAAAGTACAAATTAATTGGGATCCATTGGAAATGATGAAACATTTAAAGATGAATACGAGTGGAGGTATAGCCCTTTTAACTGGCGGTAAAGTAGTATATAAAGATAATGAATATGTAGTTCATGATTCGGGTAAGAAGTTATTTCTTATCGAGTCAGCTCTTAAACATGTTCATCGTTTTATAATGTCAGTTTTAAGTGGTGATCCTATTTATCTTATTGATTTGGAAGTGACTCGTGAAAAACAAGAATGGCGAAAAGCTTCTAAGTTTACTATTGAAGATTTAAAGAAGATGATGGAAAAGTTGCGCGAATTTTTTTGTCCGTCGTTAGCGTTAATAATATTTTCTGAATTTATGATGGGAAAACGGCGTAAAATTGAAACGGGTAATCTTATTAGAATTGGAATGACATTTAATTGGGGTGGTGCTTATATACTTTACAAATATTTACATGGTGATGATGATAATTTTTTTTGGGTTGATGGCGATATATCTCAACTAGATAAAAATATTCAGGATTGGGCTCTTATGTTGTATATTGCATGTGGCTCTCGTTATTATAATTGGGCCGATTTCAATGATGATGCGCAGGAAAAAATTTCTTTTTTTGTTAAAACTTTAATGTATAAGATTAGTCATAAAATTGTATTACATCTTGGAAACTTTTGGCATTTATGAGAGGAGTGATGCACTCAGGTGGAAAAGATACCTCTCATGGTGATAGTTGGATTATGGCATTATTGTTCTATCTTTATTGTATGGAAGTTATTGATCGTAATCCTCATATTGCCGATTTAGTCATGAACTGCTTGTTAAATTTAATAATTGTTGTAGTGGTTTTTGGCGATGATCACATATGGGCGTCTCTTAAAATTTTGAGGCCTTATATGAATGCTAAAGGTTGGACCGATTTTTTAGCTCGTGTTTGTCATATGACATTACGAGATGCTAAAGAATATGATGTTTTTCTTTCTACCGTAGATTTTTCTTCAGGTAGATTATTATATTCTGGTCCAGTTTTCCTTAAGCGTCGTTTTATACGTACATTTATTCCAGGTACTGCTGAAGTAATTCCTTTTAAGGATATTAATGAAACGATGGTTAGTCTTTTTTTAAAAGAAGATGATGCAGATGTAATAGATTATATGTTATCATGCGTAGGACAGATGTATGATATA